GTTTCTGGTTTGGAAACGAGTAGACTTGTTAGGAGTATGATTACACGCCCTGAATACGTTCGTGGTCTAGATATGGATCTTTCGATTCATACTCAAATAGTTTCTGGAGTTCCTGACGATTACGTTACAATTCGAGGAGAATGTGGTGGTCTATATGTAGGTGTTTATGACGGTAGATGTATTCCTTTGGGTTTACATGTCGGATTTAAACATGATATAGGCAAGATGCTAGCTGTATCTGTTTGTCAGAGTAAATTGAAGCGACTTATGGTCCAATTTGACTCTCTTTTTACAATACAGGATGCTCCTCCAGTTTTAACAACTAAAACAGGAAAACCACAAAGGTTAATGCCTATACATATGAAATCACCGATTAATTTCGTTGAAGGCCATGCTAGTGTATATGGTGGGCTAAAATCTTATGTGCCTACGAGATCTCGTGTGGCATCAACGTTATTAGCCCAAACTATTGTGGACAAAACCAAGGGTGATGGTAAGTTTGCGATCGAGATTAAGACGGGGGCTCCTGTTATGCAGGGGTACCGCCCTACTCAGCAAGCATTAGCAAAATTAGTTACACCTAGCGAGAATATAAATTCACGTTTGGTAGATGAAGTTGCTAATAGATTTCTCCACGATATTTTATCCGGTTTGCCTTCCTCTGAATTATCATTAATAACACCATTGTGTCTCGATGATGCAATAAATGGTGTAGACGGTGTTCAGTATTTGGATGGAATAAAACGTGGAACATCTGCTGGTTATCCTTGGAGACATTCCAAACGACCTTTATTGCGCTATCTCAATGGAGACAGAGTAACTGTAACTCAGGACGTACTTGATCGTATCGAAGATATAGAACACAAGTACGTTTCTGGGTGTAGGTATCGTCCTGTTTTTATAGCTACGTTAAAGGATGAAGCTTTACCCTTGGAGAAGGTGAAAGCTGGCAAAACAAGAGTTTTTGCAGCTGCACCACTCGATTTTCTGTTGGTAACACGTAAATTGTTACTACCATTTATAAGAGTGATGCAACGCAATAAGTTATTGTTTGAAACAGCTATTGGATGTCAAGCACAGTCGAAAGAGTGGGAGTTGTTATATAATCATTTAGCAACTAATCCTATAGATCAGACTGTTGCTGGAGACTATGCTTCTTTTGACAAACGCATGTCTCCAATATTCACTCTGGCCGCCTTCAAAATTATAAGAGAAGTGTGTGCCAAAGCAGGATATACGAAGAGTGAATTGAGA